CTTTTTCTGAGCAATCAACTTATCTTTGTTGTCTGCAAGGAACTTGAAAAGCTCTTTTTTCGTTGCAAACTCCATGTTTTGAAACTGTATCATTTCTTTATCAGTTTATCAAACTGTTTCTTCTTCTGTTCCTGAAGGCGTTTTATTTCCTCCTTCGTTGGTCTCTCTTTTTTCATCTCCTACCATTGTTCGTGCAACACTTTCCTCAAATGCAAATAACTGAATCAATAGTTGTACTTTTTGCTCATTCGTTAAAACTGCATTTGTCATTATTTCAGTTAGTGCCTGAGTGCCACCAACACCAATAACCTGTGCAAGTAACTGTCCTTCATCCTTTAGATTTAAAGCATCATATTGACTTTTCAGAAGGTCACCATTTGGTTCACCCTCCATTCCAATCAGTTCTAAATACTGATTTCTGGTAATCATATTACTGTTATAGGACTTTTCAGCACTTGAAACATTTAGGGCCAATGAAGTAGCCTTTTCTTTCAGGTTTTCAGCCAGTGCCGGGATGTGTGAAAAATCAGTTCTTAACTCATAACCATATTCCCTTAACTTTAGCCTTTCGGTGAAATACTGATCTTCATTCTCTGTCTGAGGGATTACTGCGTCCTGGTAAAGCCTCCTGACTGCTTGTATTTGATTCTCAAATGTTGCCCCTGACTTGTTAGTCTTGTATAGTTCAGGCGGGACTTTAAATCCATTAGAGATGATCATTGCATTGTTCTGGAACTCATCATAAATACCAAGTTCATTGGCGTTCATAATGGTTTTGATAAAGTCAATATCTGAGTAAGATATCAGGTATTGTTTTTGATTATCAAGTATGCCGTAATCAGTCTTAAACGTGCGGTCAATCTCATCTTTATCTTTCTGGTTAAGTGGTATCTGAGTGCCGGTAGCATCTTTGTTATTGGCTTTAATAATACCCTGCATACCTCTTGACTTCAGGATGACATTCATAGCCTCAAAGCAAAGCTGCGTATTCGTTATCGGATATTTAAGCGTTGCAAGCCTCGAAGTGCCTATAATCGAATTGCCGACCTCAGAGATATTCACATCATTAAAGTGCAGTATCTGTTCAGGTGTGAAGTCTTTAACAGGGTTATAGTTTGTTAAAATGTACTTTTCGATTATCCCTGCTATGTCAACTTGATCATAAAGTTTGCCAGTCTGACGGACCTCAACAAACTCGCTCGGCAAGTTATACATAGTGACCACGTTTGTAATGTCAGTTTTAAAGGTCTTTAGAGGATTATTCAGGTACACGTAATTGTTCCCAAACGTGTAAAACATATAAGCCCTTTCATAGTTAAATTCCTTAACTGACTGCAAAGGATTTGGCCGTTCAAGAAATAATCTTCTGACTTGCTGAACGACCCTGTTTTTTGTATCCCATGCGACTTCCTCGCCGTTCAAATCGACAAGATACTTTTTGCCATTGGCAGCAGCCGAAGCCAGTATATCAATACATCCGTATAAAACGGGATTCTCCTGTACTGCCCGGCGGTATTGTCCGGGATTCGAAAGAGCCAGCCACGCCGGAGCATCGACAAGATACTGATAGTTATACTGGTTTATTGCGCTCCGTTTAACTGAACTGTTAAACAGATCACCAATAGAATAAAAGAATTTACCGGTTATCTCACTAACTGTCATCTCAAATATGAGTTAGTGAAAATTACTTCTCTTTCTCTGACTTCTCGAATACGTCAACGCCTGCGAGCTGTGCAGCTTTCAGTTCATCCTGAGTAGCATCTTTTAAAACCAGCTTACGAGGCATTCCGTTTATTTCAAAATGGACTTCAGAATCCAAATACTCTTTTTTAACTATAAGTTTTGCCATGATTAACTCCATTTACAGATTGTTGATGTTCCAGCAAGTACAGCAGCGGTAAGTGTAGAATCGAGAGGCAGTGCAAGACCTCCACATTCATTTTCAAGAGTGATCCTGACTGTATTTCCTTCTGCCTCTGAAAGACCTTTTCCGGTCTTATGATCCTGTTTGTTAAGTCTCAACGGACGTTCACGTACATCAGTTGCGTTATGACCAACAACCCAGCATTTACCATTACCGTCAATGATGAGGGCGAAAAATCCGCAAGGAGAACCGTCGATGAGTGCCTGAAGAAATGTATTAGTATCTTTCGCCGGAGGCATAATATCAAACTCAACTGTATTTGTTATCTTCCAGTTGTTTAGTCCTATCTTCTCTCCCTGCTGCGACCAGCTTACTGAATCCTGCATTGCATCAATTTTCATAAATGGAGTTGTCCCGGTAACAGCAGAAATCTCTCCCGATGTAATCGTAAAGGCAGTTGCAACTGATTTTTCAGCTATAAATACCTTACTCGCTCCTGATACGTTTTTGGCACAGGTTTGCGTAAAAATAGCAAGCGCAAAAGCCCCTGTAACGCCTGCGGGCAGAAACAAATCAGGCGCAATAAATGCAATAAGCATTACCACACCCAAGAGATACCCGAAATACTTAAATGATTTTTTCATTATAACTATGAATTTGGTTTAACTCTAATGGTATAAAATTAAACTAAATAGATAGTTGTTTTTGGTAATTATTTTACCATTATTTTTGATATGCTGGCTCAACTATTTTTCTGACAGTTTCTACTGATACACAATATTTATCAGCTAACTTATGCTTTAATATATGCTTTTCACGTGGCTTTATTTTCTTCTGATACTCATCTTTGATTAAGCATTTTATAATTGCGCTTTCATGAATAATGCCACTATCAAAAAGCTCTTTAACTTTCTCTACTTCCAAATTGAAATGCTGACTGAAATATATTAAACCTTCCTTTCTTATGTCAATCATATCCTCTGTGGTTCCGTTACTATCTGTAATTGTCTCTGTGCTGCGTTAACTTTGTTTATGTCAAGAACTATCTGAGTAGGGATAAGCCTTGCAAGTTTCTCATAATCGAATGCCGTTGACGGTATCTCAGGGGCCTGTTGACCTACATAACCACCCATTGCATAACCTGGAACACGGGCCTTTCGCATTGCGCCTGAACCGCCTAATCTTGCAACCTGTGACTCTGTTAAGACTGTTTCATTCTGCTTGACATAAATCAGGGTGTTGTCCTTTGACTTGTCGCCGTGAAGCTGAAGACCTCCCTGAATCTTTCCGCCTGTTGCATATCTTGAAATCTCACTTACTGAATTGGCTGTCTCTGCTATTATCTTAGCTATTGAAATAGCACCTAATCCAGTATTTAATGAAACCCACGGTTGACCAAGAGTAAGCGGTGACGTTGCCATTGATTTGGCGTTTGCAATAGATATATTAGCAATGATCTGAGCAATCGCAGCAGCCTTCTCGGTTGCTAAAGCAGTCAATGAAAGAGCCTTATTCTTACCTGATAACTGAGCAATAGCATCAGCAAGCCCTGCCGTAACTGCTATTTCTGCATCCGCAATGGCCTGTTTAGAATCCAGTTTAGCCAGATCAATTTCAAGAGATTCATTTGCTGCATCCTGCTGAAGCTTCTTGTTTTGTGCGAACGCTTCACGTGCTTTTACCATTCCTTCTTCCCATAACCGGTCTTTCTCATTCTGAGTAGCAACTATCGCTTCAATCTCTGAGTTTTTAATCGAACCGTCAGGGGCCTTATATTTAACAGTATTTTCAATCTCTTCCTGAGAGAGCCTTCTTTGTTCTGCCAGTTCCGCTTCTGCAATGATGACCTTTGCGATCTCATCCTGCATCTGCTGGTATTCCTTTGTACCTTTCTCAAGGACTGCATTTAATCTTATCCACTCATCAATAGCAGATTGTGAGAATGTTATCCGCTTCTTAAACTCTTCATTCTCTTCCTTAATGAATCCCGACATCCTTGACTGGTTACGTTTTGATAGTTCAAATCTCTCTGCATCCAGTTTGTATATTTTTGCAATCAGCTCAGCCTGTTTTGTCAATAAAGCTTCATCATCCTGCCTGTTTTTAAGTAAATCAGTAACAGCAAGAAGCTCTTCTTTTGCATCTTCCACCCTCTTGTCAGATAGTTCATTTTGCTTTTTAATAGTTTTATTAAGTGCTTCCTGACTGACTGCCCTGTCCTTAGTCTTATCTGCTGCATCAAATTCAAGCATAGAAATTTCACGTTCAAGTTTTGCAAACTCAACCATATCTGATCTGTCACCTTTACGGATTTCATTTAGTTTTGCCTGTGCCTCTGCTGCCTTTTGCAAGTTCTCAATATTCAATCCATGCCCTTTAATCACATCATAAAGCAACTGTTTCTGAATTTGCATAGCAATATTGAATGTATCAATACCCTTTTGAGTAGATAAGAAAGCCTCTTTAAGTTTATTAAACACAGTAACAGCAACCCCGGCAGCTGCCCCGATAGCACCCAGAATAATACCTGTTGCTTTTGCATTTTTACCAAAATTATCTACGGCCTGTGTTGAAGTATTAATTGATTTATTTGAATTATCAATATTTGTAGTAAAATTATTTACTAAATTCCCGACAACTGGTAGCTGTTTAATAGCATCCAACAGGGCATTGTGATAT